CATGTAGCGCATACATTGATCGGCGCATGATTTGCCGTAACGGATTTCCAATTAAAAATACCTGCTGGACAGGCAGCAGGTGGGGCAGCGAAACATCACGTCCACATTGTATGAATGAAGATTACTGTCCGCCGCACCTTATTGACTCGGATACAGGCTTTCCAATCTTAGCCGTCCGCGCAGAACTCGAAAGGATCGCAGATGAGTGACGAACTGAACGCCATCCACGTCGTTCCAATCAACGACTTGCGCGACCATGACGAAAGTAATTCGTGTTGGTGCGGACCAGTCGAAATTTTCGATGTAACAACTGACGTAGGAGTATGGGTCCACAACAGTATGGACCGGCGAGAGCACACCATTAAGAAAGGCTTAACCCAATGAGCATGACAATTACGCTTGGCTGGTGGATTATCCCGGCAATTATCACCATCGCCGCCTTGTGGTGGATGTTCTCGCAGAACTATCGAGGGGATTACAATTTCATTGCCTTGGTTACCGTTCCGGTGACTGGCTTTGTTATTTGCCTCACTTGGTTGATCTACACTGCAATTGGATGGGCGCTGGCATGACTGACGAAGTGGAAATCACAGACGGGGATCGTGAGGCCGCAGCGTCAGTTGCCGTGCTGGTGGAGATGCGTGAACTGATCTTGGCGGGCAAAGCGGATCACCATGCAGAGCCGTGGGCGAGGCGTCGGATGGCGGGCTACCAGCAGGCGATTGCAGATGTGGTGGAGTGGTTGCGCGTCCAGCAGCACGGCAGGATCAGCGACAACTACCCCGGTTACTACGCGCGGCAGATTGAGCAGCGATTTGGAAAGGACGCATGATGGTTGCCTAACCCCTCGCACGGGTGTATGGTGCGCGCATAGAACCCCGGATGCCTCTCGATGCGAAAGCTAGGACGCTAGCAAGTAGTGAAGCACACTTCCGGGGTCACTCCCCCACCGCTAACCCATCCGCAATCAGCCCGCGCGCCCAGCCTTCGCAGACTGTGGAACGCACTTCATGCCGCCGGAGGTTATCGGCTTCGGTTGCGGTGAAATAAACACCCCCGGAATTGATTCCAAGATCGACTTGGGAACCGTCAGGCACGGCGGCGGCAATGGCTCCGCTGGCGTCACAACGAGGGGCTTTTGCCCGCATCCTGTCAGCAAGAGCGCGGCGGCTGATAGCGTCAAGATCGGCAGCGTGTTGGTCGGTCGCATCGGCAAGTTCCTTTGATAGCTTTTCGGTGACAGCGCGGGCAGCCTTGGCGCGTTCGGTGGCGACCTTGTTAGCCTCCACCATCGCCGCAATTTCCGCCCGTGCGGCATCACGTTCGGCCAGCGCCTTGCCTTTGCCGTGCCACAGCCAGCCACAAGCCGCCACAGCAAGGATAAGTGCCGCTTGCAAGGGATAGCGGCGGGCAAGGTCGAAAAGCGCTGTGGCAGCCTTACGGAGCCAATTCCACACGCCTAGCAGTTTGAGCAGGATCAACGCCATGACACACCCCACCGCTTGGGCTTTCGGACACGCTTTTGAAGCCGCCTAGCATCCCATTTGGCGGCGAAGCGCCCCAGCTCAAGCATATACCACGCAGTCATTCGTCGCCCTTCGGCGCGTCCTGCGCGCGGTCCTTTGCGGTGAAGTAGAAAGCGCAGGCAAGGCCAATCAGCCCTTGAATGATGATCGCTTGCGCAAGGCTCTTAAACAGGTCGTTGTCGGCCAGTTCCGGCTTGGTGTAGATCATCGCCAGCACCAGAAGCGTCAGGGCGAACAAGCCCCCGCCCGCAATGGTGGTGGCGCGCAATCGGATACGCGGAAAGTTCATAACAGCCCCCAAACAAATCGAACGGCATTAATCAGCCCCGCGACGCCCAGCGCCAAGATCAGCGCATCGCATAATGTCCCGGCGTATTTCATGCCGCCCCCTTGGCGTAGAGCGCAGCCTCTGCCGCGCGTCGGCGGACAAGCCCCGGCAACACGCGACCGCCGCCACGGGTCCAACGCCCAAACTGCGCCGCCGCGCTGCCATACTTACCCGCGCGATGCATCCGCAGCAGGGTACTTTCTTCAAACGCCCCGCAGCCTACGTTAAAGGCAAACGACACCATCGCGGAAAACTGGTTGTCAGTGGCGGTCGGCGCGGCTTCTGCCACGCAATCCTCAAACCGGCGCAAGTCAGAGCGGAGCAATTCCTCCGCTTGATCCTGGGTGATAACCATCCCCGGCTTTACGTGCTTGCCGGTCGAGCCATAACCAATCGTCAGGATGCCAGCGGGGCAGACGTAAGCCTTGAGTTTACATCCCTCGAACTGCTTGACCAGTTCCAGCCCCTCGCGGTTGATCGAACGTCTAGTCATACATACCTCGCTGCAATACGGACGATGGGAAGCAACTCGCGCGCCGCGTCCTCTGCGGATTTGCCGCCTTCAATCAGCCCCGCGTAGCGCCGCAAGACCTCTGCAAATGCCGCCGCGTGATCGGGCTGCTCTGGCAGGTCGGGGACTAGGTGCCGGTCTAGCGGTGTTCCGAAAGGGGTCATGCCAGCATCTCCGGCGTAATGTTGTTCGAGCCAGCCCAGCCAAACTTACGGCTGTAGTGTATAGCAGTAATCTCGCGTTCTGACCACCAGCCCCCGCGCGCTGCGTATGCGTCACGCGCCGCCAAGGTTGGGTGCTGGATAACCCGCGCTCCGGTGTGGTCCTTTTCCTCGCGGTGGTGCCGGTGGCCAGTGTGGATATAGACCTTTTGGCAGCGTCCCCACATCTCGCGGAATTGCGCCGCAAACAGCGCTGGCAACTGCTCGTTTTTCCGCAAGTGGCCGTGATGGAAGCCCAGCAGCGTGTTGCCGTGTTCAATTGCGTAGTATGGCAATTCGCTGGCATGAACCGTGATGCGCGGCTCGTTTTCATACAGCACGGCAAACAGTTTGCGCAGCCACAGGCTAGATGCAAGGTCGTGGTTGCCTTCGCAGATCAGCAGCGTGACATGAGCGTGTTTCGCCAGCGCCTCCGCGACAAGCTGGCGGATTAGCCGGATTGCGACGTCAACCACTTTGCCGAACCGCCCGTCAGCATCCAAAACGTGACCATGCTGCGGGGTAATCGCGGTCAGGCCATCCCAATGCAGGAAGTCGCCTTGGATATTTACCACAGCCCGCGCGCTAGACGGTGCGCCAGCAGCCATTGCCGCCATCGCCTTAATGCCTGTGCGCTCCGCAATGTCTAAATCCCAATCGGCCCCGCCTTCCTTATGCCATGCCAGCATCCCGACATGATAGTCGGTAAAGGTGTAAAGCGTCAGCAAGTCGTCATGGTGATTGCCGACAGTCGGGATTGGCGCGGCGGGAACGATGCGCCCAGCCATCGCGTCAACCGCCGCCTCAAGCGCCTCAAGCAAGTTCTGGCGGTCAGGGCTTTGCCGCTCCCAAGTGCGCTCTACAAGCCCGTCAGGCCCGCGCTGCACCGTAACCTTGCCCATGGCATAACCGGGCGCGACGCCATGCTCAAAATGCCCCGGCGCATACCCCTGCTGGGCCGCGTGTGCCTTAAGCCGCCGCATAGACTTGCCGACAACGTCATCAGATAGCCCCAGCGCCTTATTAGCCGCCGTGGCGCTGCCGTATTGCTCGATGGCGTCCAGAAACTCTTTCTGGCGCGGTGTGGCGTAGTCGTATAGCTTTACGTCAACCGGCACTGCTCACCTATGATTTAGAGGGGCAGGCCCAAGTAGCCCTATTTTTCCTTGCGGCCCAACCAACCTTGTACGGTTTTGGTCTCGACAATCCGAATGCAGGTCCAGATAATCGTGAGCAGCGCCGCGACATTAGGAAGCATGGAAAACAACGTCCCCAACATAGTGCCAATGGACAGCGCATCGACAAAATGCTTGATGCCGTCCGGGATGTGTTCCCAAAGGTCGTGGTCGCTCATAGGGCCTCTACTTGGAACCATAATGGCAGACTAGCCGCCATTATGGGAATAATCAAGCGCAACAATGTTACGCGGGTGGATTAAACGATTGTTCACGTCACAATATACCGCCATCTAGGCCAAACCTAAAGGCTTCCATCGTCCACGTTGCCGACGTAAGCACAGACAACGACGCCGCATCGCGAATTTCCAGCAAGATAATTGCAAATTCGCCGTTGTAATCGTTAGTTGTGTCGGTGATCGACCAGTCACGGGTTGTGGAAAGCGAAAGCCACGTCGATGTCGTGCCGCTAACCGCGCCGGTTGTAACCGTGCAACGCACCTCAAAAGACGCGGGAACGCCAGTCACCAGCCAGATATTATTGTTGGTGAAAAAGCCATTATCGCCGGTATACACAACGCCATCAGCGGCAACGCGCACGGTCGCGGTGCGAGGCAATGAGCCGTAAGAAGTTACCGAGCCGTCAATGAGGCTGGCAACGTTTCCGCCACCAGTCCCGCCCCCCGAACGTGTCAGCTTACGAGCAAGCATTAGGTTGAAGCCCCCTGATACGCGCCATAAACCTGCGAGCCGACTTTCCAGAGGGTAATCCACGAAAGCCCGCTTGTTGCGAGGGTTGGGGCAGAGCCGCCAAGCCACTTTACGCCAGACGGACCAAAGGTGGTGTCAGTCCAAGTAATACTATATGCAGTGCCGTCGTCAACCGACAGGGTGATGGCCTGCCCGCTCTGAAAGTTAGTTCCCTTGGGCGTGCGGTTTGCGCCAAGGGTGACGTGCTGGAACGATCCATTGGCCGGGTCGATCTCAAACGCAGCACCATCCGAGATGGTGTAAACGTCCTCAATTGGGGTTCCGGTCAGGGTGGGCGTAGTAATCGCCGGGGCGGTCAGCGTCTTGTTAGTCAGGGTCTGCGTCGCGGTGCTGGTCGTCACCTCGTGCGTAACGCTGTTAATCCGAACGTAAAGCCCGCCCGTGGTTGACCACAGATCGCCGTTGACCGGGCTGCTAGGGGGCGTGCCGTGCGGCAGGCCGAAACCCGCCGCCGTAAGCGCCGTCGAAGCCGTAACCAGCTTGCCGGTCATGGTGTCGCCGGTCTTTGACACGTACCCAGCGCCAGCCGTGCTATCAAGAATTCCCGACGCGGTGATGTTGTTAAACACAACCTGGCCGTCGTTTTGCAGCACGGTCATGGAGCAATCACTGCCCGAAATATAGATTCGCGACGGCGCGCCTTGATAGGCAGGATAACCCGCAACAGTGCGGATCGGCTGCACCCAAGGGATAGTCAGCGCGCTATCGCGATATGCAGTAATCGGGTTAGTCCGCGCGTCAAATCCCGTGACGCCAAGGTAGATCGAGCCGTTGTCCAGCGGATCGCCGGACTTATCGGTGAACGTGGTGACTGGCTGAAAAATAGCGGTCACTGGCGGGCCTCCAACTGGATAGTTTGCGGTTCCGGGGCTGCGTTAGCGCCGGTTTGCGAGAATGCGGATTTAATCCATGCCGCGCGCGACTTGAAGTCTTTCGGGATCGGCAGGCCCTTGGCGTATTCAATGAACGACTTGGAGCCAGCAAGCTTATTTGCCGCGCTGTCCGTAGCCTCGCCAAGCGCAGCCTTTTCCATCAGCCCACGGAATTCGTCACTGGCAAGCAGGCGGTGCAACTTGTCAGAACGAACCGTGCCGCCCGCGCGCTCAATAATTTCATTGATAACGCTACCAGCCGCAGCGCCGGTAACATCGCCAGCACTAGCGCCAACGGTTACAGACGTAAGGCGGGTTGCAGGCCCCTTGATAACCTTTTTGAGCAACGCGTCGGCATTCAGCTGGCCGATAAGCGCTTGGTTGGCCTTGCCGGTCTTGAGAACCTTGTTTTCCGCTTCAACCATGCGCCGCGAAATGGCGTAAAGGTCGATTAGCGTTTGATCGCCCTTAGGGCCGATTGCCTTGGCAACCTGCTTGTAGATGGTCGGGTTTTCGCGCAGCCCGCGATAGGTTTTGGCGAAGTTGTTGAAGCTGAAACCGCCCATGCCGCCACGCCCCATGCTCTCGGCAAGAATGCCGGACATGAGAACCTTGCCGTGCATATCCTTGGGGATATTCGCCAGCGCCTTGTTAAGCGCTGCGGTATCGCCTTTAGCCCCGGTCGTCACAACACGCCGGATCAGCGGGGCCAATCCCTTATCCAGATCGCGGCCAAACAGGTTAACCAATTCCTGCCGCTTTTCATACATATCGCGGAACAGCGAATTCGCCGCGCGCTGCTTGTCTGCGATTTCCTTACCGCCGACGCGCTCAATGTGCTGAATTTGATCTTCTGCCAGCGCACCGTAATACTTGCGCAGATTGCGCTCGGCGGTGTCAACCCAAGGTCCACGCCCCTTGTTAAGCGCTTCCCCGATTTGATCACGGATAAGGTTTAGGCGCGCATAGGTCGGGGCTTTGGCGGTTTCACCCTCTCCAAGCATGGCCAGCAACTTACGCTCTTCGGCAGACATAGCCTGTTTGGCTTCGTCAATGCCGCCAAGGTCATTAATCACGCTGGCAAGGCTGCGCTGCAAGTTGGTGGCTTCAACGCGTCCCTGCGGGTCAAGCGCTGCGTCGACTTCCTTGCGGAGCGCACTGGCCTGCGTCTCAAGGCCGGTCATGGTTGCGTTGATCTTCTGGCTTACAGCCTCGGATACTTCCGCCAGACCCTTTTGCGCGCCAAGTTCAGCCAGTGCCTCCTCGGAGCGCTCGATAGCGTCCCGGCTGGCCTTGATCCATGCCGTTTCCGCCTCACTGCCAACCTGCGAACGCGCAAGGCCGGTTAGAGAAAGCAACTGCGCATTGTCGGACAAAACGTCAGGCGGCAGTGAAATGCCCAAGCGGTCGGCGGCTTCCTGCGCAGCCGGATTGATCTTGGCCATCTTAGCCAGTTCGCGCTTGGCCGCGCGATTGCCGGGGCCGGAGCCAGTGGCCTTGCGCGCAAGGTCAACGATAGCTTCCATTTCACCAGCAGCGACAGGCGCGGCAGCAACCGGGCCAGCATCCGGCGCGGCGGCGGCGGGCGCAACTTCCGGGGCAGCACCTTCCGGTGCAGCACGGCCCATAAACCGCCCAGCAAGCGCGCCACCAGTGCCGCCAGTAGTTGCGCCAATCGCAGCGCCGGTTACGCGGTCACTAATGCTTGCCCCTGGTGCAGCTTCACCACCACCATACAGGCCGCCATAAGCAGCGCCGCGCATGGCTTCGCCCGCCACAGTGCCAGATTTACCCAGCGGCAAACGAGCCAGCGGAGAAACAGCGCCGCCCACCAGTTCGCTAACGAATGACGTTACAGGGGCCTGTTCCTGCGCATATTCGCCAGCGGCTTGCAACTTCGCAGCGGCGTCCGGTGAAATCAGGCCAACCGCTTCTTCTGCAAGATTGCCGGTATAGCCCTTGAGCAAGCCAGCGCCAATCGCCGCCGCAGCCACCGGAGCGCCACCTTCGCGCTTGCCAGATCGGGCGGGCGTAAACGATAGCTTGCGGTCAGGATCGGTTGCCAGCGTGTCAAGCGCCTGCTGAGACAGCGGGGAGCCGGTCACTTCAACGCTGATTGCGTTGAGCTGTTCAATAGGCGCACCGCTTTGCCACGCTTCCGAAAGTCGGCGGGCAAGCGCAATGTCTGTGTCGGTAGAGTATTCTTCGCCCTCTGCAACGCGCAAGCCGGTGCCGATAGGCGCGGCAGCATCTACGGGCGCGCCGGGGGGCTTTGGCATAAATGGCGCGATGGCAGCTTCGACTTCGGCCCATTTCGGGCCAGCGTTAATCTTTGCGCTTTCAATAAGGCGCTGCAAGCGCAGATTTTTGGTCTGCACTTCTTCTGCGCTGTCGCCATATTGCGGGAAATAGGAAAGCGTCTGCCCCTCAAGTTGCTCGGCGTTATAGGCCGCGCCAGTGCCAAGGGTTAGCAGGGCGTCAAGCACGTCGCGCTGGGCGTCAGTCACAATCCGGCGATCAGCGCCAGAGATTTTGCGGGTAATCAACCCTTCACCAAAAATGCCGCGCGAAATGGTTTCGCTAAGACCGGCCTCTTGCGCCTCAGGATTGCGAGCGCGAACAGCCTGAATATCAGCAAAGCCGCCCTTGATGCGAGTAAGGAGCGTGCCGGTTTTCTGCTGTGCCTCGGTAGGCTTCCCACCCGTGCCTTCAAATTCAGCCTGTGCGCGAGCTTCACCGGCGGCAGCGCGGGCAGCGGCCTCTTCCTTAAGCTGGGCCTCGCGGGCCTTGCGGGCCTCTTCTTCCGGCGTTTGGGCCGGAGTCGCGATAATCGGCTGCGGCGCACCACGCATCACCGGCTGGGCGGCCTGCTGCGGCGCGTTCTGTTTCGCCGCAAGGGCGTTAAGCATCTTGATGGTTTCGGGATTAGTAACTTCAGGCATTCTTAGCGCCCTTCCGGGTTATCAAACCATTTGCCATTGATCTGGTAAAACGTCTTACCGTTGACAGTGGCGGTCTGCATAGGCTGAATCATAGGAATGCCGTTGCGCTTCATCCAGGCGTCGGTTTGTTCCTTTCCCATAGCCTGAACGGTTACGCGGTATTGTTCCGGCGTAAGGCCAACCGGGTTTCCGTCCGCCTTCAGCTTAGGCGGCGGAACGGTGGCGGTCTCAGCGGGAAGCGATGGCTCAAGCAGCTGCGAACCCTTAAACACACCAACGCCGCTAACCGGAACAAACTTTTCCGTTTCCACAGCCAGCCAGCGGTCGGCGTACTCCTGCCCCTTCAAGCCCTTGAGCCAGTCATATTGGCGCTGCATCGTGGTCTGTTCGCCCTGACCGCCAAACGCCGCGTCAACAATCGCCTTGCCCCGGTCCTTGTCGGCTTGGATCATGGTCATGCCGATGGTCGCGCGAGCGGCAGCGGGGTTAATTTTCACCACAGAAGCAATGTCGCGGATTTGCTTGGCGCTTTCCTTGTCCCCGCTGTTTTCAGCGGCGATGGCGCGCTCCTCCAAAGTGGCAACGGTGGCATCTGTGTCGTATGAGCCATCCGCCTTAGGCGTCAAGGTGCGCAGGGCTGCCGCGCCAGTGTCCAACAGGTAGCCGCGCTTCTGCTCATTAAGCGCGCCCCAAAACTTGGAGGTCATCTCGAATTTATCGGGATACTTCGACGCGATCCGCAGGAAGTCCTGCGATCCAGTTGCGGAGGTTGGCAGCGCGCTGATGTCCTGCATGAACGCTTTCTCGCGTTCTGCGGCAGCGCGCTCCTTTGCCCGCGCATCCTGCTGTGCGCGAAGCTGGCTGCCAAGCTGGAATCCCTGCAAAACGCTTTGCAGCGGATTTACGATTGCTGCGCTGTAGTCGATCGGACCCATTAAAACAGCCCCGGAATTTTACTCAGACCGCCAGCGGCCAGCCCCATGCCGCCGATTTGGCCAAGCCCGCCGAATACGTTGCCCCACGCTTGCCCTTGAGCCAGCGCCCCACCAGCCCGCGCGGCTCCTGCCTGATTAAGCAGGTTGCCGATGTTGCTTGCCACATTAAGCCCGCTAGTGCCGACGCCCGCCGCGCTCTGCTGGCCCAGCGAAGTCATGCCGCCGAGCTTAGCATATTGGTTCTCAAGGAACTGATTAAGCATTGCGGGGCGGAACTGTGCAAGCGCCCCCTGCGTGTTTCCGCCCCGCAACCCCCCGGTCGCGGATGCCTGCTGAAGAATAGCTTCTTCGCCTTGCCGCGCCAGAGCCTGAAAGATCGGTGACTGTTCCTGCTGAGCAACGAAAGCCTGTTGCGCCTCTGGGCCGCTCAAGCCTAGCGCCGCCATCTGCGCCTGAAGGGCGGGGCCACCGGCAGCAACGTAAGGCTCAAGCAGCCGCCGCATTTCCTCGCGAGCCGCGCGCTGTTCTGCGGCCCCCATTTCCGCAGCCTGCACCTGCGCATTCGACGCATTCTTTGCCGACTTAGAGCCGACCACCGCGCTGCCAATGCTGCTAACACCCGCGATAATCCCGCTAATAGGATCAGGCATCGCCAAATTCCCTCATGTAATCTTCCAGCGTTTCGCCGTAAAGTCGGGCGACATTGCCCGCGATTTCCATCGCCGTTTCGATGCCGTGGGCGATCTGCACGCAGGCCAGCACCAAGTCATAAAACCCAGCCCGCCAAACATAACTAACCGCGCAAGCCTCGCCCGCGCGCTCCATCTCGTCCGATGCCTTCCACTTCAGAATGCACAGCGCAACGAGCGGCAAGAGAATGTGGCGGTTAGCCAAATAGAACTTGTTTTCCGGCAGCATCACCAGTGCGTCACACAGCGCCCGGTCAAGGCTATCCCGCGAAGGGAAGTCCCCGTCGGCCATATCGTCAAAGACCTGCGCGACGTTCCACAGCCCCATGAGCCAGTCATGAGCATCGTCAGGAAGCCCGAATGCTTCCTTAAGATTGCGTGATAACCAGAACTCAGCCGCGCCCATGTCCGCTCCAACAAAGGAGGGCCACCGGCTGCCCGCTAACTCGGTAGCGCGACTATAGCCTAAAGGCCTGCTATATGCAAGAGCCGTGCCAATTAGGAAATGACGCGGCCCGATGCGCGGATATTGATCGACGAGGCGGCGCTGGCGATAGTTGAAATGAACCCGCCACTGACTAGGACGTGGCCAGCCAACTCCGGGAACGTGTAGCATTCCCCAGGCTGCAACGTCTTTTGCTTAACAATCAGGTTCTGGTTGCCAGCCGTATCGGCAAACGTCACCAGATTAACCGACAGCGTGGCAGCGGAGCCGGAAAAGTTGGTGGCCGTGAACTTGTCTACAATTGTGGTCAAGTTCGTGCTGATGTACTGGGTCGTCTGAGTGTTCTCGGCGGTCTTGGCCGGGATCAGGACGGTGACGTTAACAGCCATTATATTGACCCTTCTGCATTAATATTGTTTGTGACAGTCAAGATGACTGAAGGGATCGCCGGGTGAAGCGCGGTCGCAGCCGTCGAATTAAGAAACACACCAACGTCATCTACCGCCCACATTAATTCAAAATAATCACCAGCGTTCATTTGCAGCAAAAAGTTCCATGCGGCAATGGTCGCATAGTTATTGCCCTTGGTTCGAATCTGGCTTGCGCTGCTTGGGACATCAACATTGTTTTTGCGCAGCCAAATCCAGGCCAGATGGTCAGTCGAAACGGTCGTGTCGATCTGCGCAGAGAACTGGATATTATAGATGTTTGGCGTGTCAACGTAGATGCGCGACGTTGGCGAGCCGACTGTGACGCCGTGGCTGAGTTCCGTTGTATTGAACGTCATGCCGTAAGCAGTGTTCGCCAGTGCGGCGATCTGATCCGTCGTGTCGCAGAATGAGCCATACCGATGACGCGGCAGCTGCGGAGTATATGACGGCGGGGCCAGCTCCAACCCCTCAATGCGGTCATCAAGCAGCGCCGCCTCACCCAGCGCTTGCGTGGCTTGCGCCCCAGCCGAACCGGCCTCAATGATTGCGCTGTCAACCTCCCCGCTCTGGAAGTATTCCTGATTGACCGAGAACAGCTTTTCAAACTGCTTGATCGCTTCAGGATCATTACCGACAATCTTTGCGATCTGCTGGCGGGAAAGGCGGAACGAATTTACCATGCCAGCGGCTCCAGTTTGGCCTCAAGCCTTGCGACTGCAATATGAGCATCGCTAGTGCCTTGGAACCGCTGCACTCGCCAATTCTGCATCGCGCCCTGTTGCAGCCACACCAACCGCTTGGCCCGTTGCCCCTGCGTTCCCGCGCTAATCGTGCGGTCCTGCGACCACGTAACGCCATCCAGTGAATAGGACGACTGGATAACCGGAGACACGCCCAGCGGAACCGAGCCGGTTAGCCCAACCAGTTCCAGCTCATGCACGATTGCGCCGCGCCCCTCGTTGTAAACAATCTGCGTGCCGAACTCCCATTCGACCTTAGTGCCGTAGTGCGTGGAAACGCTGCGGTCCAAATAGCCGATTGCGTTGCTGGTCGGATCGCCAGCCAACCACTTGTCATAGGCCCGCACAAAGAACTTGGCGCGGTATTGGCCGTTGCTATTCAGCACAAACCAAACCGGGTTCTGCAATTCCTGCGAAGCGCCAGCATCATAGACCAGCGTCTGATCAGGAAGGTGGATATACAGGAACTGATGCGAACCCTCGTTGCGCGCCTCAAGCACAACGTTAGACAGCTCGTCCTCGGTGTAGTTCGCCAGCGTTAGGTCGATCTCGTGCGTGGACAACTTTTGTGTTGTTCCGTTTGCGCCGACATAGATTGAAATTTGCTCATTCATGCCGCCGCCAAGAAAGGCAATGGCGTCAAGAAACAGGCAGCAGGCATAAGTTCCGACGCAGCCCTTTTCGATCTGCGCGCCTTCAATCCGCTGGAACGGGAACAGGTCGCCACCAACGTTGTCAAAGAATTCGATGGTATGCCGGTTTAGCGCGACAGCCTCATTGCGCAGCTTAAACACCGCCTTGATCGGATCGGGATCGGCTTCGCTGGAGCCATACTTGAGCGGGTTCACCGAAGTCGGATCGGTTAGGTCGGTCACGATCAGGAATGTGCCGTCCGTGGTCATGTAATACCCGTCAATCCAGATAACGTCGAATACGTCACCGAGATCAGGGTCGGTGACTTGCGTTAGCGTGGTTCCGTCGTAGTAGTACAGATTGCCCGCAGAGGCTATCACAAGGCGGTCAAAGCCGTAGTCCAGCGTTACCGGCAGGGTATCCGTAGCAACGTCCCCCAGTACCGTTACAGCGCCGTTGTTAGCCACGGAAACTAGCTTGCTGCCCATGACGGCATAAACCGTGCCGTTCCACAGGATAGAGCCTCGGATTGTCCCCGGCCCCGTGCCAAACGCGACAATACCATCGGCTGGTCGCAAATAGCCCTGATTGATCCCCGTATCCTTTGGCGTAGGAACAAGGTTCACCGGATAGCTGGTGCGAAAGTCCGGGATCAGGTTTGAGTAGATGCCGCTAAGCACGGGGATTTGCATTAGTATGCTCCGGTGCGCGAATTAACCCAGAGTTCCGCCCTAGCAAGTTCAAGCGGGCTTAGGATGCGATTGATAATGATAAGGGCAGTAAGGTAGCCGCTAAACGGCAGCAGCGTGCCGTCCCGTCGCCCGATGTACAGCACCTTGTTGCCCAGGTTTCCGGTCCCCAGCGAAACGGCGGACGATTGGACCTGCGAACCGTTAATCCGCATGGTGTTAGTCGTTGCGGAAATGTCCATCTGGCCGGTCACAACATACCTATTGCCAGCGGCATAGGGGGTTGCGGTCAGGGCGACCGATACCGTGCCAGCGGCGGTCCACACGATGTTAGGCAGCGCCGCAGCCGGGGCAAGCATGTTAAAGCCCTGAGCAAAGCCGACGCTAGGCCCAAATTCAAGCAGTGCCCCAATTGCCGCGTCGCTTGCCTTCTGCATCCCCGCAATAACGGTGACGGCATCCGATGCGCTCATATCAATGGACGCCGTGACCATGCTGTCATCGACGCCATCAAACAGCGCCGCTGGACGCCCGCCCACCGTGCTCCAGATCGGACGCGAAAGCCCGCTTGCAGTTGCGTTATTGCCCCGGCCAGAGAGGTCCGCAATGCGCCCAATCGGATCGCCGCTCGCCGTTACCGCAACGGTCCCGCCGCTATCCTGCGACAGCGAACTGCGCGCGGTCAGGTCGAACGCCAACCCCTGCTCCGCCCCAGTGAAAAGCGCCGATGGCTCAAAGCTGGGGGCCAGCGTGCCGATGTTGGGATGGAGCGCAAGGTCAAGCATTAGCCGCCCTCACCGGGGGTCAGGAACGTGGTGCCATCGGCGGCGGTCGCAATCGTGCGGATCACCTTTGCGCCATTCGGCAGGCCGACGCGAATCTGCTGGCCGGGAAGCACGGGTAGGCCCGTCGAAGTGGTCGGCGCATTGCCAGAGCCGCTAATAATGCCGTCCGGGTAGTACGTCAGCAGCAGGTGCACACGAGCGGTTAGGCTGGTGTTGGTAATCAGCACCGACCGCGCATTGAACGGGATTTCAACCGCAGCCGTGGCAGTGGCTGCGTTTGTGACAGCGATGGTGCTGTTCCACGCAGGGGTGTAAACTTGCATTTCTTATCCTTTCAACCAATACGCCAAGCGGTGGCATCGGAGAAAACCGGAACGATATTTACGCCGCCGCCAGCAACAACGGAATTGAATGTGGTCGATGTTGCATCCGTCACCATCGCCCTTGCGCCAGCGCCAGCAGTTGCCGCGCTAGGCAGCCCGCCTACAGTTGTCGCAGCGGTGGCCAAATAGCTAGATGCGGTCAGGGACGAGAATGCGCTTGACAGAAAGCCGACAAGAGTGGTCAGGGAGAATTTTCGCGCATCACCCTGTGACGGGGCGTAAACGGGTACGCTATCCCCCGCGCTAAGGCTGCTCACAGCCGAAAGCTGGTTAATGGTGGGCATCAATCAAACTCCAATTCGCCATCTTCACCGGCAAGAAGTGGTTCCTCCGGCTCAGGGAAAAAGTTCTCGTAAGAGCGCCAGCCCTTATTGCCAGAACCCAGCGGCAGCGTGCCGGGGAACTGCATCTCACCGGGCATTGCGGCGAGGCTCATCAGGGTGTTGAGAGCCATCTTAGCCGTGCGCTTAGTGTCGGGGGATACGGTCTTGCCGAACATAGGGGCAATGCGCACCGCAAGATTGGTGATCGCCGCTTCCCATGCGCTATCAGGAATAGCGGTTTCGTCCGACAGCTCGCTGTTTTCCGGGCTGGACGGGATCGGGAACGACAGGCGCAGGCCCATCGCGTTCCACGCCGCAAACATGGCATCAAGACGCCGCTTGATCGCCTCAAGCTGCTCGGCCTGCATATCAAACGCAAAGTTAGCGTAACCGATTTCGGTCAGGGCTGCGTCGATAATGTCGCGGCGGGTGTAGCCCATTATTTCTTGCCTTTGCGCTTGGCTTTGGTGCGGCGGGCAACGTCAAGGGCAATCGCCACTGCCTGCTTTTGCGGCTTGTTTTCGGACATAAGTTTCTTTATGTTCGACTTAATCGTTTTGGGAGAAAATCCTTTGGACAGTGGCACCTCAAAATCCTCCTCTAAAACGCTGCATTGCCAGCATTGCGGAAAAGGGGTTCAAGTTAGAAAATACCGATGGGAAACGTTCAAATACTGCTCTCGCAGTTGTGGCGCGCTTGCCGCCAGAAAAGAGGTCACTAAAGATTGCGGGGTCTGCGGGACGCAATTCACCCATATTTCCTCTAGGAGCAATATCGCGAAATACTGCTCCCGCAAGTGCTACCATCGGGCGCAGAGGGCCCTGGGCTCCGTTGAATACACCTGCCAGCATTGCGGCAAAACCTTCCGAGACGCCCCGTCCAAGGGCAGAAAGTTTTGCAGCCGAGCCTGCATCAATAAGGCCGGTAAGGATAAATGGACCGCCACTTTCGCGACTGTCCGCAAGGCAATGGTCAGGCGCGGACTTCTTACCGCTTGCGAACGATGCGGCTATGATGCCGTCCCGCAAATCCTTGGCGTTCATCACAAGGACAGAAATAGGCTTAACAACGAGATGAGCAATCTCGAAGTTTTGTGCCCAAATTGTCACTCGCTTGAACATATGAAACACACGCCACATGGATTTAAAGAATAGTAGAAGGGGGAGAGCCGAAACCCTCCCCCAACTTAGTTACGACTGGCCGCCGATCAGCACGCCGTTCATCTGCGGGTTGGTGTTCACCACACCATACAGGATATCGAGCGTGTAGAGGGTCTTGAAGGTCGAGTTGTCGAACTTCTTGGCCATCACAACTTCAAGACCCTGATCCGTGCTGCCGCGCATAACGTCCACGCCCGCATTGGTCGGAACGGCATAACGGCCCGGCAGCAGTTCAATGCTGTCCTTGTGCCAGAACGGGTTCAGGTTGGTCGCCGAGGTGTTCAGGAAGGTGATTGCAGCGGTTGCCGAGGTGGCGCGCACCGCAATATTCTTGTACTGAAGCTCAGCATCGGTCGGCGACGAGTTCGCGCCAATCATCGGCGGCGAGATCGTCATGGTGGTGCCGCTATCAACCGAGATCACGCGGAAGGTCTTGAGCTGGCCGGTGTCTTCCTTGGTGATCTGATGCACCGCGCCGATATTGGCAATGGTGAAGCAGTCACCAGCGGTGACGCCGGTCGTGCTCGAAACAGTGACCTGCTGCGTGCGGTTGTCAACGTTGTTGCCGTTAGCGTCCACGTTGTCGGGAACGTAACGAACCTGAGCGCCGTTGGTGGCAATCGTGATCGAAGCAGCGTTAGCACCCAAGCGGCGACCAGCGTCGATCTTGTAGGTTTCGAAGCCAGCCACAAGGCCAACATACGAGCGCTCATAAGCGCTGGTCGGCTTGCCAGTCATGGTCTGACGACCAGCAAGGTTGCCCGCGACGCCGTTGTAGTCACGCGTGGTCAGCGCCAGATAACGGTCGCCTTCCGGCACACCCTGTTCCGACATGATGCTTTCAGCCAGAGCGATATCGTCATAGCTGTCAATCGAGCCAGTCACGCGAGCAACCAGCGTGCCCTGAAGCGACACAACGTCACGCACCGAGGTGTTAACGTCCGAAGCCAGGCGCTGATAAGCCGACTGACCCAGGCGGCCTTCCTGAAGCGCGTCACGCAGTTCCAGAGCGTCCATTTCCCAGGTCACGTTCTTGCGCTGGTTCAGGCGCGAGGGGACCGACAGCTGGGTGGCAGCCTGAGCCGTCACAGCCGAACCGACGGTGCGGGTCTGCGAGGTCAGGATGTACGGCATCGGACGCCAGATGGTGTCGTTAGCGCGTTCCATCAGCGTGTCGGGGGTGCCAAACTTGGCAACGTTACGCGAGATCACAAGAGCGTCGTTGAAGCCGGACAGAATGTCCTCAAACGCAACGCGCTCTTCCTTACTGAAGGCGTTAGCCATAAATATTATCCTTTATCAGTTGTATAGGCATAAAAACCACGACTGACAAGATATTCCGCAGCGGCAATCAAAAGATCAGGGTCATCATTGAGATAACCAATACCAACATTGCAGGTGCGGCAGAGCAATCCCCTAACCGCGCCATTTTCATGATTGTGGTCAACCGCGACAGAATTAGGTGTCCTGCCCTTAGGCGCCAAATCAATCTCACAGATTGCGCACTTACCATCTTGAGACGCCCAAAGTTCGTTGAACTCGTCGGCGGTCATGCGATAATTTTTCCAAAGGTTGCGGACCCTATTGGACTCCTGCACACCTTCGCGCTCTCTGTATTCCTTTTGGTATTCCTTTTGATATTCCGCCACGGACGCCGCATTCTGCTCACGCCAAGCCTTTTGATAAAACTTGATGTTCTCCCGATTGGCCTCACGCCAGCGCCTCATGCGCTCACGCTGCCTTTCTTTTGCAGTCTGCTTCTCGTCAATCACGATCAAAGCCCGTGCGAATATTGAATGTAGGCCTAAGCCCGGTTCTCTACTCGCCCGATTAAAGGATGGGCGGCTTCCTTCATGGGGTTAGGCGAGGCCCCTAGTTGCTGCCTTGCGTGATCTATACCTTATTCGCTTGGATTATGCAAGAGCCGTGCCAAACGCGCAGCAGACACAAAAAAGGGGCCAAGCAAGTTGATCGCCCGGCCCCTAGTTTTGCTACTTAGACCGCAACACCCTTCTTGCGAAGCTCGGCCTTGTATCGGGCGACCTTGCTATAGTCGCCAGTGCGGTCGGCTTCAGCGCGGAGGCGATCAAGGTTGTTGTCAACCGGAGTTGCCCCGCCGACGTTTCCACCAGTGATCCGCTTTTCCGGTGCAGGTGCCGATCTCTTCACTTGCTTGATCTCCATTTCCATCCGCACAGCAGCCGCGATAAAATCCACCGGGTCTTTCACAGCCGCTAGCGCCTTTGCTTTGGTCGGGTTCTTACCCAAAGCGTAAGCAAATAGCGCGGGCTGCTTTGCCAGCTTGACCAGCAAGCCCTGCTGCGTCGGATTGAACTCCTCCAGCAGCACAGCCTCAGCCTCGTCAAAGTCCGGCACGGGAAGCTTGGCCTTAGCCTCGTTGTATTCGGCCACCCGCTGCTCGAACGCTTCCTGCTGGCGCTGCTCCTCAGCGCGCTTGCTTTCCTGTTCCTTTTCGACCTCAAACGAGCGCTTGATCCAATCGCGATGCGCCGCCTTGAACGCCTCTGGATCGTAATCGTAGTCCTCAAGCGTCGGCTCCGGGCCAAGTTCAGGCTCGGCGGTGTTCGCCTTCTGCGCCTGTTCCAGCTCCTTGATCCGCTTGGCCTGTTCGCGGGTGAGCTTTCGAAGCTCCTTCACCCATTCTGGTGCAGCCCCTTCCGGCTCAGCTTCCGGTTCATCCTCGCCAAACGATACAACAAGCGGGCCATCCTCTTCGGCAGCCTGCCCCTCGCCTTCTTGGGGTTCGGGCTGCTCGTCAGGAAGTTCCGCCTCGGCATTTACAATCTCGGTATCCTCAAGATCGGGGGCGTTAATCTCTTCGATATCCATTAGTCACCTTTTGTCTCGCCCCTAGATAGCGGGGGGCGGTGCCGCTCCGATTTCGCTCATGGTCTTGAGCGTGTCAGCCTGTTCACCCTCGGTGCGGGCGATGGTATATGCTACATCAGCTTGTGCCTTCTCGGCAAGTGCTGCTTCCTTAGCCGTAAGTGCGGCAATCAGCTCTGCTTGGGGGTCCGGCTGCTGCTGCTCAGCCGCCCGCTCCGCTGCTTCCAGATCGGCATCGCTGGGCTGCATTGCGCCAAGCTGGACCAGCTGCTTGCGGTAGAATTCGCGAACATCGCCAAGTCCTTCACCGTCCATGTTAAACAGCATCAGCGCGGTAAGAACCTTTGCGTCCGCCGGGTCTTGGACAAACTGCATCATGCCAGCAATCTGGCGCACCATCGCATCGCGGCGGCTGGTAAACGATGGGCCAACGTCTGCGTAAACGTCCAGCTCTGCGCGCGACAGGTCCAACTTTTCAAGCTTGCCGCCCTTGCCAATTAGCGGCTTGCCAAGCTCAATGCCTTCGACGTCGCCCATCTCGCCAAGGCCCTTCATCTTGCGGCCTTCCTCGTGGTACAGTTCCTTGGCCATCGACAGCCAGACTTCACCGCAGCGACGCATCGCCTTGGCAAAGTTGCTCATGTAAATAAACGCCTGCATATCGGTGCGCTGCTGGATCATCTCCACGGCCTGCGCACTGATATTGGAAACCATCTTGTCGGCCTGGCTGGTGTTGCCAAGTATTTCCGCCATGTCCTGCTCGGTCAACTGCAACAGCGCGGCCATTGCTGGCGCGATCTGCGGCGGCTGCGTCGTGCCGACCGGGCCACCGGGCATAGGATTGCCCTCTGCGTCCGTGATCGGGTTAATCAGCAGATACGGGTAGTTCTTGATATTATCCTGCTGCCACATGATCTCGTGGCCCATGACCTGTTCGGGGTGCAGGATCGGCTTTTGAATGGGCGACAGCGCGCTAGTTTCAGCCAGCAACGACAGCTGCATATTCTTGAGGCGCTGCGCGTCCTTGGCGTAGCGGACAAACCCTGCCATGCGCTCGACGTTGTTCACGTACCACCGCTTGCCATAGACCGGAATTACCGGAATGTGCTTGCCAGCGATATAACCGCAGTCCTCAAGGATACCGCCGCCGCTCATGATGTACTTATGAACGCGGCGAACCTTGACCTTCTTTTCACGCAGCTTAACGGCCCCCTGTTCGGCCAGCATCGCAATGCCAGCATCAACGGAGCCTTCGGCCTCGCCTTCCTCGCTCATGTCCTCAAGGTCATCGTCCGAATAGATAACCTCCATCCCTTCGGCGTCGATGAAAACGTGGTGCGTCTCTGTTTTCTTTTCGACCTCGTAGTATTCCGCCACATAGGTCACGTCCGGCGTGTTCCAGTCAAACAGCTCGGAGGTGTTATCCTTAGGCCACGTTGCCGGGTCTTGATCGTACTCAGCCTTGAACGCTTCGGGCGTCATGGAGTGGATCACCCAACAACGCTTGGCGTCGCTCTTGTCCTGGCGCTTGGCATCGATGTCGAAATAGACCGAGGTGTCTGCGTCATAGATCGGCAAAATGCGGATGCGCTGCCGCTCGTCCTCGTCGTCGTCCTCGTTCTCGTAATCACTGGACAGGCGGAACGCGCCAAAGCCACCAGCAGCGGCCTCCTCGAATGCGTTGTCGTATGCTTCCTCAGCGCAGCTATCAGCCTCGTCGGCACGGAACAGCGCGTCACACATATCGGCCAGCGGATCATCCTTGCCGCCATCCTTGGGGCGGAAGTCCACGGTCACGCGGTTGTTGCGGTACTCGTTGTAAATGCGGATCAGGCCAAGCTGGCCCTTGTTCACCTCAAAGCGCGGCTTGTTGGCGAACTGCTCCCCAAGCGAGCCTTCCCACTGCGCGCCAGGGATAGTCAGGAACCGGCGATCCTCAAGGCACTGCCGCCGCTCGTCTTGGCACGACGCCTGCACGCGATTGAACTCGGCAAGCGCCGCGTCGTGGACCTTTTGCAAGCGCTGCGATTTGGAGAGGCGTGCCATTAGTTCATCGCTTTCTTAACGTATTCCGCGAATGCCGGGTCTTCCGGCGAGTTGGACAGCACGGTGGCCGCTTTAAGGTAAAGTTCGGTCACTTCAAAAACTCCTTAAGGTTCCAAGCCACCACACCGGCATACAAGACGCTGGCAATAGCGATAGCAGTGTCCGCGCCGGGGTAGTTCAACAGCGCGCAAAACACCCCGATCAATACCACCTTAGGCAGCGCCAGACCGGGTACGGTGCCCAGCTTGTCCATCAGCCAGCGCATGACGGGGTTAAGTTCCCGACCACCCCTACGCAGGATAAGGGTGGTCAGGGTTACATCGGCCACTTGCAGGGCGGCGAAGATAGCTAGGGCGATCATGCTGTAATCCCCAGCCTCGCAAGTCGCGCTGCGACGTTGCGCATCACCTTTGCTCAACAGCGAAACTACCGTTCGCGTAGCTGAATACCCGGCCACGATTGTAGCCAGCGGTGTCGCTGTCATAGATTGCTGCGCTTGTGTCGCCGTTTCGGATAATCAAGCGCCTCGTGGTGTCGGTGCGCGTAAAGTCGAAAAAGTCACCAGCCAAAAACCTGCTCGGGTAGGCGAAGAGCGTGATGGTTCCAGTCGATCCCTGATTCGTGATAGTGCGGCCATAAAGCGCGGGGACAATATCGCCGTTGCCAGAGAAGTTTCTGACCGCCAGCCCGTAACCGCTCATCTTCACGGCCTGCGCAATTGTTGCGCTAGCATAATCGTGGATCGTCGAGTCTGTTCGGCTGTTGACCAAATTTCGATGAACTTCACACCGCTCTAGTGGTCCGGTGAATGTTATGAACGGTGCTGATGGAGGAAGCCCGCTAAACAAGTTCTCGTTGACAGTAACGTCAGTCACATTGTTCAAGATAATCGGAATGCAGGTTGCCGGATAAATTTCAGCAAACCGATTTGCATGAAATAGGACTCTGCGCGCTCCACCAATCACCTGAGCGCAATAAATTTCGCCTCCGTCAATCCAGTTACTAAGCACTCGCACATCTTCTGATGAAGCTTGCACGCTCAATGGAATCGGCGGGTTAGCCGATGGCTTCATGCTGGTAATATAGTTGCCGCGAAACTCAACGCCTGTAGCCGCGTGGATGGCCACAAATTCGTCTACGCCTGTGCGCGTTGTATCTTGGTCATCATACCCAAAATAGTTATCTGCAATAGTGAAGTCGGCTCCCCGAAATCTGCACCAAGCAGCATTTTGCCAATTGTTGTCCCGCCAACGGTTTCCGGTGGACAAAATGTCATGATGACGAAAATTGACAAAGTAGCATCCTTCAATGGTCGAATATGCCCAACTTCCGCCTAGCGACTGGTCGATAAAATCAGTGACCGCGCGCGTGCCAAGTATCTCCATATTGTAGAGGTTGAAGAAGTGAAATGACGGCGTGGCCAGCGTCCTGAATGCGTGGGTTCCGGTGCAAGTGATTCTCGTCGCGCCGCCCTGAATTGCGGCCATCCCACGCAATGAAACGTTTTGCCGCATGGTAAGAACCCCGCAACGGTAGTTACCAGCGGGGAAAAATACGTCTGCACCATTAAGGGCGAACGCATAATCAATAGCAGCCTGAATAGCCGCCGTATCGTCCGTCACCCCGTCGCCAACAGCGCCGAAGTCCTTGACGCTAACCGTATCGCGCAGCTTTGCCTGAACTGTTCTGGCGGTTGCACCAGCGCCGGGGCCAACAAACCCGATGCCAGCCGATGCGGTCGAAAGCGCCAGTGCGCTAGTCGTGGGCCGAGCATCAAGCGCCTGCTGCACCGTGGTGCCGTCAGACGTGCCAACAAGCCCAGCGCCAGTCTGCGCCGCGAGTTCAGCGGTGCTTACAAAGTCAGTCGCGACGCTATCCTTCAGCGTCGCAAAAGTCACCTTGCGGGTGTCACCCTGCGCCTCGGAGAAAAACGGGAACTGATCGCCGTTTTCAACGATGTCCGCTTCGGAAAGCTGCTTGATGGTTGCCATTAGTTCCTCGACAAGTGCGGGCTTGCGAACAATAGCGGATAATCAGCCTTTATGCAAGAGCCGTGCCAATTACCATGCGTTCGCCACAGGGAGCGGCGTCACGGTAACAGGCTTGCGCTCTGGCGCGCGCCGCATTCCCTCGCAAGCATAACGCAGCGCGTCGATCACATGATTGTCCTTGTCGTCAAGGATCGGCAGAACCTGAGCGGTAGCAGCGTCAATCTTATAGCTGTACAGGCTAAGTTCGTCGATTGTATGGACACAGCGCGGATGCACCACAATATCATGCGACTTGAGCCATTCAACGCCCTCCTCGACAGACTTGGCACCCTTTACCGCTGCGACAATCTTGGGGAAGCCGTGACGCTTCATGTGGCTGATCGTCTCGGGGCGTGCGCTGTCAGCCACAATAGGCCACTTCTCGGCCTCAGGAATGGACAGGAACAGGCTGGGCGTGTCCATGATCTCGCAGCCAACCCGGTACGCCTCATAATCCACGTAAAGCGTGCGCCCAATCACATGGCATCGCACCAGCACGGTAGGATCGCTTGCAAAGCCCCAGTCAGCGCCAAAGCGGTGGATTGCGTCCGGCGGCGTGTCAAACTCCTCGACGCGCCAGTTCTTGAACACGCGGGCCTCGCTGTTGCTCTGGTACGCGCCCAGCCAGATATGCTTGTACTTGTCAGGATCGCGGCCCCGGTCGTATTCCATTTCAGCCTTAAGGACGTCAGGGAAGAACGGATTGTCTCGGTAGTTGACTTCGATCACCAGCGCATCAGGCGGCGGGCTTGCGCCGCGCAGCAGTACGTCGATTGCATCGGTTTCGTGGCGCGGGTTCCACGTAAACCATAGTTCCGAACCGGGCTTACGGATCGTCGGGCGCAACAGGTCAAGCGAGAACTGGCTTAGACTTTGCGCCTCCTCCACCCAAGCGATATCAAAGCCTTCTAGCGACTTGATTGAGTCTGCCGTGTGGTTTTGCATGCCTTGGAAAATGATTTGCCCGCCATACGGAGCTTTGATGCAGGACTGCTGCACTTCAAACAAGTGACTAACGCCCATGCTTTCAATCTTGTTCTCAAGCAGCTTCTTGACCGACTGCGCCAGCGATTTCTGGACTTCGCGGACGCAGACCGCATCGGTCTTTTGTGCGACGCATCGCTCAATCAAGCGCTCTGCGAACTCATGCGACTTGCCAGAGCCGCGCCCGCCGTGCGCGCCCTTATAGCGTGCCGGTTTGTTAAGCTGCAAAGCCCATCGCGGGACCTTGCGTGTCAGGACGCCATCAACCAGCATCTTTGGGATCAATCACCTCATGGACGATCTTTTGCACCTGGATTGCGCCGCTGTGTTCATGCTTCTGCACATCAAGCCCCAGCAGCTTGGCCTTACCCATCGTTGCTGAAACCGCCGCGCTGGGCTGCGCCACTTCCTTCGCCAGTGATCGCGCCTCTTCAAGTTCTGTAACTAGATCGGCGATAGTAATTTCGCAGCGCTGGGCCGCCTTTGCCTTTAGTTCGTCCACGCGTTCTCTAATCCTAACATCTCCGAACAGCCTTGCAGCCGCACTATCATTAGGCTTGTATCCAGCCGCCTCATACGCAACGACTTGAGTTTCGCCTTTGGCAATGCCTTGGGCGAACCTTTCGTGTCGTGTATTTTCAAGAATTGGCATTACAGAACCTCGTTAAGCTCAAGCCACATACATAGCACCATAACGTATGCAAAACCATAGCCGCCAAGCAGAACGGATATGAGGGCGATCAGGGCATACAGGAGCCACATCACCCAAACTCCAGCGGCTCACGCGGCAGAGGCTCACCACGCAGCACAGCGGCAATGATACGCGGTTTTGGCGCATAAGGCGAGTGGTTACGTTGCCACGCCTCGGCTTCCATGCGCTTGGCGACTTCGAACTTGGTCATGGTTATCTCCTCGTTAGGTTGGGGCTGGTGCCAACTGGGTTCTCCCTGTCCTAACACCAGCCCCGGTTTGCGTATCATTCCAGACCATTCGCGGCTCTCACATGACAGACCCGTTACCTGCGCCGCTTGTTCCTTCCGGTGGTCTGGCTATGCGGGGCGCTGATACTGTCGCACCTTGGAAAGGCAGGACGGGTGTTTGGTTATGCGGGGGGTTTAGCGACCACCGCTAGATATCTTTCCGGCAACTCGCCAGCCTGCATCATCTCCAAGATAATGGACGCGGGGCCTGTAACAGCCCGGTCGCCACGTTCCCAACGGTGGATGGTGCTGGCGGCTTCAATGCGCAGGATGCGGGCAAGGTCCGTGATGGAATAGCCTTGGCTCTTGCGGAATGCTCGGAGGGCTTTGCCGTTGATCCGGTGCGTTACGTATGTCATGCGTCAAACTCATGTGCTGGTGTGTTGGGGAACAGGCGGGCGATGATATAGGCGATCATGCGTAATGCTCCGCCAGTTTTGTGCGGGCATCCTGCATGGCGGCTTCGACGGTTGGGCCGGCGCCGTAGTGTTGCAGCCAGCCGTGTGGCTGCGCGTTGTCCAGCTTGCCAAGCGTGACTTCATATCGGCCATCGTTGTCGTGCCAGAAACCGCGCCATTCAATCTTGACGATATCCAAGCTATGCAGCGCGGCGAGGTCGGTAAGGAACTTGTCGGGGTTCATCATCTCAACTCCAGTTGCGGGCATTGCCCTGTTGGTAGGCATCTTTTGCCATATGCCTAACGTGTGGTCAAGGGCAAAATGCAATCAATGGCAAATACCGGCGACTGCTTGTTCCCTCAGGTGGTAAGCCAATGAAGGGCGGACGGGGAGCCGCACTTGGAGAAAGGCCGGTCAGGTGTTGGTTGTCCGTTTTGCAGCACGATTACGCATCTCTGCCCGCTTAGGCGCATCCTCTCGCCATTTGCGATACGCGTCCTTGATCGCCTTGGCTTCGCGCACAGTTGGTGCCGACACGACCCTGTAGCCTTGTATCTTCCATTGGTTGGAAGACGCCCATCTACGTGATGCGGCTATCCCACATGGGCGGCATCGGCCGCTAGGCCTGCGATCTGTCGCGCCACAAACGCGGCAGGGCTTGACGCCGTTCGGTCCTGTGGTATTAATTTCGTCAGTCATAGCGCGGGCCTTTTCGCGTTAGTGATGTGGGCGATCCGGGGTTCCATCCGGGTCGCCCTTTTTGTTTGGCGCTGGCGTGCGCAAAAGTCAACCCGCCGCAACCACACAAAATGAGGGCCTAGGGGACCTAGTAGGACCTAGGAAAGCCATCACTAACTCCTAAACCATTTAAAACTATACCTTTAAGGTATGAAATAGGGAAATAGTTAAATCTGTATGTTCCCTTTTTAAAATCGGCCCAAAACAAGCCTCTAGGCTATGTCTCTAGTTCCACTAGGTCCTCGATTTATCAGGGGCGTTTAACTAGAGAGACTAGGAGAAATCTCACTATCTCCTCCTAGGTCCTCGCAAGTCATTGTTTCCAATAACAAAAGGACCTAGTGAGGCGTCCCTATGTCCTCACTAGGTCCTCCTAGGTCCTCGATTTGCCCTCCCGCGCCGTCACCCATCCCCGGCGTAACGATAGCGCACGGTCGGCTTGCCGTTTCCGGCATTCGCAACTTCGACCCGCTCTAACTCGCCCGCCGCGATCATGCCTGCGACCACCTTGTCAATATCCTCTTTCTTCCGGGGGCGCAGCTTGTTGTAAAGCACGCCTGCGGTAACGCCTTCTCCGCCGCTACAGGTGTTTGCGATCCGGGCGCGCATAGCCACTACAGGGGCATCCTTATCGCGATCGTTAGCCGTCACTAGCCGCATCTTTTCCTCCACGTCTCTGCGGACCAGCGCAAAGGCCCAGCGGACGTGTTCGGCGGTACGAAGGCGCTCCGGTATCGCCAGGATCAACGACACCTTTGAGAGCAGCTCATAGGCGCGCAGATAGAGCGCCTCTAGCCCCGTCCCGTCGCGGTGGATTGCGGCCTGCTTGTCATACCAAACGCGGGCCGCCTCTAGCATTGCGTCGGCCTTGGCATCGGTGGGGATTTCGGCCCGATCGCCAAGATACTCGACGCGCCCGTTTTCGGTCGTATCGTATTCGCCGCCGGTTGAAATAGCCCGGATAGTCGCGGCCATGCTTTCCGGCATTGGAGGCGCGCGAAAGTTAGCCTTTGTCGGCGGGGCGGTATCGCGCTCGTTAAATACCACCGAACGGCCAAAGAAACCGTTTGTCGCGCCCTCAAAGTCCACCAGCGTGTCGAACATCACCGGAGTAGTATAGCCGACCATCGAAACGAAAGGCCGCTCTAGCCCGTGATCGATGCTATCAAGCTGGTGCTGCAAACTGGCAAGGCGGCGCTCTAGGTAGGCATTGCTATTACCAGCCGCAGGGCCATCGTCTAGCTTGCGGGTGATTTGGCTGATTTCCTTAATCAGTTCCGCCTTGACGGCTTCCTTGGCATCGCCGGTCAGCAACATAAAGCTGTTAGCCTTGGAATAAGCCGACATCAGCACGCCGATTGTAGCCTCAAGATACGCCGCGCCGCCGCGTTTTTGCGCATTGGCGATTTTGCCTAGCAGGTGCCCCACCTCATCGATCACGTATAGCGCGGCCTGATGGCGCACGAGGTTCCGGGTGATTTCCTGCTCGGACTTAATCGAGCCATGCGTTGCCGGAGCCAACCCTGCAACCCGGTGTATCTTGGCGATAGCCTGGTTCATTGCCTCTTTGCCGGTGCCCGATCCCGCTACGCAAAACGCGAACAGATTAGAGGTCGCGCCGTCGCGAGCGTCCATATACCGCAAGCCACCAACATTCCCAATCGCGGTAAGCGCAGTGGCAACGGACAAGTGCAAGCGCGGGCGGCGGGACTGGCTTTCAACCCAGCGGGCGACTTCGCCCACAAAACCCGGCGGGCTGGTAAGGTCCACCCCGGCAATATCAAACGGCAAATCGCCCTTGGCTTCTTTAGCGACAGGCTCCGGCATATCGAATTCGGGCGCGTCGTGAAACGTGACGGGCATAACCCAGCCGCCTTGTTCGGCATGGTAAATCAACGTGCCAATCGTGACCGGGTTGGCCGACTTGCCAAAGCTATGCCAGCGCTTTTCCATCATGCTTTCGTCATGCTTGGAGGAACGCGCGGACCATTCGCGCCACAACTCATACCCGGTGCCGCCAGTCGCCTGATGGATCGCCATCCCGATTTTTACCCAATCGTCATAATGGCAATCGTCATTGGCAACGTGCGCCAACATATCAGCGATGTCCGCATGGGAAACGTCAAGTGTTGCGCCGTTGTATTCCGTCCGGTGCCGTTCCGGCTTGCGAAGCATTGCCAGCAGATCAGCCGGGGGTGGGCCAATATCATAAGGCGATCCGGCTAGCGCCTGATACACCCCGCCGCTATGGTGCTTGGAGCCGGGGCCGACCACAAAACCGCTGCTTTTAAAGTCAATGCCCGGATAATCGGCATGGTGCGACAAGAGCGGAATGGCTTCGGAGAGCGAATAATATACGTGGCGCGACCCGCCGCCCGAACCGGTGCCAACAATAAAGTCAGCGCCGCGAATAGCCGGAATATCGGCGCAAAGGCGCTCGAAACTATCAACGCCGCCGTTGCGCGCGTCCACGTCAATAACCAGCAGGCCCTTGCATAGCACGCCGTAGCCGGTATCGAGATGGCCAAATTCCTCCATCGTGTCGATCTGTTCGTCATCCCATTGCGGAGTGTGTTGCCAGTTCGACGCGCGCGGATGCTTACCTAGCGCCGCACAATCAACGTTACCGCACTCGCAGCCGCCGGGGCCGAAGCGCCACAACGGGAATATACGGAAACCCGCCTCAATGAATTCGCGGTAAAGCATGGTCATTGCGCGACGCCCCCGGTATTCGTGGCAGCGCCAGTGTTGCCCGAAGTCGATGCGCCAAGGGAGACTTGCCCGGAGACGCATTTAATCTGATAAACCCGCAATTCCGGCACGCTATCGCCCCACTGGCGAACGGCCTGCTCGGTTATCCCAAGCGCCTCCGCCAGCTTTCTGTAGCTGTTGTCGAACAGCGCCAAAGCCTCTTTTGTCGTCATTTTTCTGCCTCATGGATTAAAGCCCGCTTGACAACCTAGCTTTAATATCGGACAAGTCAACCCGCAGCGTTTGATCCCCGTCGCTGCCGGGACAAGGCCAATGTGCCAGAAAGAGGTAAGAATGAGTGTGCTTAGCACCATCAAGAAACCCGAAACGCGCGCGCCGATCATCACGATCTGCGGCGATGCCGGGACAGGCAAGACAAGCCTTGCCGCAACTTTCCCCAACCCCATTGTGATCCGGGCCGAAGACGGCCTCATGTCAATTCCGGCGGACAAGCGCCCGGATGCGTTCCCGCTGCTCAAGAGCGCGGACGAATTGTGGCCGCAACTTCTGGCGCTGCTTCAGGAACAGCACGACTACAAGACGCTGGTGGTAGATAGCGTTAGCGCGTGCGAACAGCTTTTTATCAAGGATGTGATGGACCGTGACGGGCGCGCCAAGTCCATTAATCAGGCGCTTGGCGGTTACGGTGCTGGCGCTGCTGCGGTTGCGGCAATGCACCAGCGGCTTCGCAAGGGCGCTGGCCTGCTTAACGAGCGTAAGGGCATGGCCGTTGTGTTTATCAGCCACGCCGATCTTGAGGCGGTGCGCCCGCCGGATCAGGACGATTACACGCGCTATTCGCTTCGGCTGATGGGGAAGTCCCTGCCGCCCTATGTCGACGATGTGGATATGGTTGGCTTTGTGCGGCTGGTATCGGCCCTGCGCGGCGATGAAGGCGACCGCAAAAAGATCATCAGCAATGGCGACCGCGAAGTGATTTGCCACGCGACCGCAGCAAGTGTGTCCAAGAATCGCTTTGGCATCACCGAGCCGCTTGAATTTGCGGCTGGAGAAAACCCCTTTGCTAGCCTCTTTGATCTGCCTGCCGCTAGCGCGGCGAAGGCCAGCAAGAGCAAGGCTAAGCCGGAAGATGGCGCGGCTGATAATGCTAAAGCGCCCGAACATGGCGGCTCTGACGATGAATACAACCCCGAAGATTTCGCATAAGGAGTAACAGTCATGTCATTTTGGAATTTGAGCGACGGCGGCGACGCCTCTGAAACCGGCAGCGAATTTGAGATTGAGGGCGGCAATCTCGCCCCGATCCCCGACGATAGCAGCGTGCTTGCGATGCTTGATGAGGCCAAGTGGGCGCAAGACCGCGAATACAACAATTACGTTTCCCTCCGCTGGTCCGTGGCAAAGCCGGAAGCCTATGCAAACCGGAAGATTTTCCAGAAGCTTTGGGTTACGGACGATGACCCGAAGGCCAAAGACCCGGCAAAGAAGCGCGATAAGGCGCTTCGGATGTTGGCAGCTATTGACGCCAACGCAGGCGGCAAGCTGGGCCGTATTCATGGCGTGCCGACTGATGACAACCTTGCCCTTTCGCTTTGCAACAAGGCGATGGTGATTAAGGTCAAAACGTGGTCAATGACCGGCACCGATGGGCAGCCGATGGAAGGCAACTGGGTTTGCGCCGTCGCACCCAAGACGCACGCAATTAGCGTTGCGGAGGCCACTCCAGCCCGCAAGGCAACCCCGGCAAAGCCTGTTGGCGTTGCCATTGAGGAGGATGAGGTTCCATTTTAAGCCCCAATCGTTACCGGACCCCTGCTTGCGGGCATTGCCGCGCTAAGCGGGGGCGAGGCTAACAATTGGAGTTATGGATATGGAACGGCAAAGAGTTGTGAAAATTTCACGCGAAAGTGAATACATTTATCTTTCAATTGGAACAGACAAGCGGGCCATGACGTTCGCAATGACCGAAGATGAGGCGCAGCATCTTAGCAACCGCCTTCAAGCGTTTGCCAAGGGCGCGTTTGGCTCAGAAACACCGCTTTCATATGGGGTTTATTCATGACCAACGAACCAGAACAGCGCACAGCAGCATGGTTTGAAAAGCGCAAGGGCCGTGTGACCGGCTCAATTGTCGGCGCGATTTTGGGCTTGTCACCCTATATGACGCGCGCCGACGCTATGCGATCAATGGTGCGGGCCGCTCTCGGCGCGCCAAGCGAATTTACCGGAAACGTCGCCACCGAATACGGGACACACCATGAGCCTGGTGCGCTGGTTGAATTCCAGATGGAAAAGGAATTGCGTGTAAAGCCAGCGCCGTTTGTCGTCCATGACGATTGGCTTGGAGCAAGCCCGGATGGCTTCACCAGCGACGGTGGGCTTGTCGAAATCAAGTGCCCGTATGGCCTGCGCAAAGACGAAACCCCCATTTTCAAGGCACCGCACGAATTGCCGCACTACATGGCGCAAATGCAAATTCAGATGTTTGTGACGCGGACCAAGCATTGCTGGTTTTACCAGTGGAGCGCAAATGGCACGTCTTGCCACAAGGTCGATTACGACCCGGACTGGATCAACGAACATCTTCCGATCTTGCGGCAGTTCCACGCTGAGTTTCTGCACGAACTGGCAGAAAACCCGGACGAATACCTTGCGCCCAAGCGGGTTGAAATCGACACGCCGGAAGCAGCGCGGATGGTCGCAGAATGGGATGAGATCAATGAGGCGCTAGATCGGCTGGCGGAACGCAAGCGCGATCTGCTTTCCGAGATGGTGGCGCTTGCAGGCAAAAAGAACGCGCTAATCGGCGGGCGCAAGCTAACCTTGACGCAAAAGCAAGGCGCGATCAGCTACGCAAAGGCAATCAAGGCGCTTTGCCCGAAAGCCGATCTGGAACCGTATCGCGGCAAGTCGTCTAGTTTTTGGGGATTGCGGTGACGGGCTGCGATAGGAGCGCCATGTATGTTTGAATTGCGCCCCTACCAGCGCAAAGCTGTTGATGCCGCGTTGTCATGGCTCAAGCGGTCGATTGACCCATGCCTGATTGACGCGGCACCGGCTGCGGGCAAGTCGTTTATGATCGCGGCCATTGCAAACGCGCTCCATAGCATGAGCGGCAAGCGCGTATTGTGCCTTGCCCCTAGCGCCGAACTGGTCAAGCAGAACCACGAAAAATACCTTATGACCGGGGAGCCAGCCAGTATCTTTAGTGCGAGCGCTGGCACCAAATCGACGCGCAACGTGGTTATATTTGGCACGCCGGGGACTGTTAAGAATTCCATCAGCCGCTTTTGTAAGCAAGGCCCTGACGGGTTTTGCGCGGTGATTGTGGACGAATGCCACGGCCTTACGCCGACCATTCGCGCGATCATTGATACTATGCGTGAAGCCAATCCCAACCTGCGGGTTATCGGTCTATCCGGCACTCCATACCGCTTGGGTAGCGGCTATGTATTCCGGGTCTGGCCGGATGGCGCGGACGGAACTGCCCGCGTCAATGGCGATGACGTAACCCGCGACCCGTATTTTATGAAATGCGTTTACCGGGTAAGCGCACGCGAAATGTTGGACGAGGGCTTTATCACCCCGATGACTATCGGCGCGATCAATACCGTTGGTTACGATACCAGCGGGGTGGAGTTGCTGCCGAACGGGACACTGAACCACGATACGGTTGAACGCGCGTTTGTCGGGCATGGTCGCAAGACTGCGGCAATCGTGGCCGACGCTATGCGGCAAGCGCAAGATCGCCCCGGCGGGGTTATGCTATTCGCCGCCACGGTGCGCCATGCCGAAGAAATCATGGCCAGCCTGCCCCCCGACAATAGCGCGCTAGTAACTGGCGAGACGGCAAATCGAAAAGACATTATTGAGCGATACCGCGCGCAAAAGTTCCGCTATCTTGTGTCGGTTGGCACGCTAACCACGGGGTTTGACGTAAGCCACACCGAGACAATTGTGCTGCTCCGCTACACCGAAAGCGCGGCGCTATTGCAGCAAATCCTAGGGCGGGCTTGGCGATTGCATCCGGGCAAAGATACGAGCCTGCTGTTAGACTATGCCAACAACGTGGAGCGGCATTTCCCCGATGGGGATATATACAACCCCGAAATCCGCGCCGGAAAAATCGGCGGCGGCGGAGAGGCTATTGAGGCTCACTGCCCGGAATGCGATCACGTAAACGAATTTTCGTTGAACCCCGATTACGCAGATTATCAGCGGGACCGGCACGGGTATTGCCTGGACGTATTTGGCGCGCAGATTGTCACCGATTATGGGCCGATGGCGGCCCATTACGGGCGGCGGTGCTTCGGTATGGTCCGCACAGGGGAGCGTGGCACTTACGAGCGCTGCGGCTATCGCTGGACAGGCAAGGATTGCCCCCAGTGCGGGGAAAAGAACGATATTGCCGCGCGCTACTGCTACGTATGCAAAGCGGAGATCGTGGACCCTAACGAAAAGCTGGTGGCGGACTTCAAGGCGCTAAAGCGTGATCCAACCAGGCCTCAAACCGATGAGGTTATTAGCGTTGAATTTCGGGATGGGGTTAGCGCCAAAGGTAACAAGACCATCCGCGCGGACTGGCGCACACCGTTTCGGCACTTTTCAACGTGGCATATGCCGGAGGCTACGCACACGCGCGGGATGCGAGATTGGGCGCTGTTTGACGCGGCCACAAACGGCGGGACGACCTGCCCTGCGACAATCAGCTATCAAAAGGACGCGGGCGCTAGCGGGTTTTTCCGGGTGCTAGCGTATAACCGGCCCCCGGACGCAGAGCCAGAACAACTAAAGGATAAGACGGTATGAACCTAAAAGAGTGTCCGGTCCCCGTATTTGGCGACGTATCGTTTCGCGGAAAGTGCCCAAAGGAGGAAGTCGAACAGGCTTCCTTTTTTGCGCGCCTGCGGCGGGAATATCCTGCAAGCTGGGGCTTGATCGCGCTTCACCCCCGCAATGAGGGGCTAAAGGTTGGACGCCAGTTTAGTTCGGTAATGAAGCATCAAGCGGAGGGGATGGCCAAGGGCGCGGCTGACATTATTATTCCCGCCAGCCCCGCCTTTGTGTGCGAACTCAAGCGCCAGGATCATACCCTAAGCCAGTGGCAGGACGGCCAGCGCGAATACTTGGCGGCTGCTGCTGATGCTGGCGCGTTTGCGTGCGTTGCGCTTGGAGCGGCGGCGGCTTGGGATGCGTTTGAGGTGTGGCTAGAATCCGCCCGCTGGAATGCGCGGGGTGGCATTTAATGCAAACTGACCTCTTTAAAGCCGCGCAAGCTATGCCGCGCGGGAAGTGGCCGACCGAGCAGCTACATGAATTGCTAAACGGCCATATCGCGTGGGATAATGCCGCGCCTGCGATCCGTAGCTGGGCCGCGTTTTTTATTTTTGACGCGGCCCGCCAGCTAGTAAAAATGCCAGACAAAGAAAAAAGGCGGATGGCGCTAGGTAAAATTCCCGGCACCATCCGCCCGCACGTTGAAAAAGAAGTTAAGCGCATCTGGCCAATCAGGGGCGACCTTTAGGCTAAGCCTAACTCACGGATCGGTAAGCCCCTCCTCGATCATTTCAACCTGGGCCTTGATGCGCCGCGCTTCGGTGCGGATTGCATCAGGGTCTATTTCGTGGCCCTGCTCCAGTTCGGCGGCGAGTGCCTCCAAGCGGGTGGCGATTGCTTGAATTGCCGGAGCCTCCGATGCCGCGCGCAAAAGAAAAACATCAATAGAAATTGATTGCAGTGCTTGGAATTGGGCTGGCTCCCATCGCTCCAGACGGGAGGCGATGGCGGTTAGGGTGCTGGTCATTGGTTACGCTCCTTTGCAATCCTACGCTTCTGCACATTCCGCAATTCCTGCAACAGGGCTGCGAGAAACCGCTGGTTAGCCATCTCCATGGCGCGATAGTGTAGTTCGTCGGTCATGCTACCTTACTCCGATACCGCTCCGCTTTCGCCAGCAATTCATCCGGCGTTAGGACAGTCATGCCGTGGCGGAAAAACGCGCCCACTACGTCCACCTTGCCGCGCTCGTTGCAGCGGTAGGTCGGCGCGTATCGGGCGAGGGTCTTTGCGGCCACTTCATGCACCACGTCAATGCGGACCTTGACCTTGTTAGATACGCGGATGCGCTCACGTTCCTTACGCTTCGCGTTCTGCATCTTGACGTATTCGCCAGCGGTAAGGGGCTTAATGCCGGTGCGCTTGATCCACTCCTTAACCTTGTCGGTGTGGTAGTGCTGGCGAAGGCCCGTCAGGGTCTTGACCTTGGCTTGCTCTGCAAAGTCAGCGGGGATCACGTCAGCTTTTGCGTCGGCACCAGGGCGGGCAAACGGAATTGGCTTCACGCCCGTCTTGCGCGCCCAACGGCCTAGCATTCGCTCGTCAGCGCCGTAGTGCAGCATAAGCTGGTTACGATGCATCTTGCCAGCCATTTCAACGTAGTCGTCAGGCACAGGGCGCTGGGTGTATAGGTTTTCGACCGTGCCGTAACCGGCTTCGCTCATCCAGCGCGCAAGGGCTTCCTTTCCGCACTTGTAATGCGCCTTGATCGCCCCGCGCTTGCCGTTAAGCAGAGAAAAGACTTGATGGAAGTCATGCGGCATTTCCCGGTAGTGGCCCATGTTACGCTCCTACTTCGCCAAGGATAAGCCAGACAATGCCGCCCACTACCGCCCAAAATGCGGCACCGAAGGCAAAGGCTACGGCATAGGCGCGGGCGATAGGGTGGCGGGTTTCGTCCTGCGGTTGGAGGCTTGCGCCGTTGTCGTCGTTGTAGATCATGGTTTCGCTCCTTCAATGAAAAGATCGCCTTGGCGTTGTGCTTGCTCGATGCGGCGGCAAGCAATGTCGAAATACTTTGGCTCACGCTCAATCCCGATGAAGTCCCGCCCCATCTGGACTGCTGCAACGCCGGTTGTGCCGCTGCCCATGAAGGGGTCGAGGATGGTTTGGGCGTCGGGCAGGAAGCCAAGGCACCACTTCATCAGTGGGTTTGGTTTCTGCGTGGGATGTTCTTTGCCTTCACTGGCAAGCTGGGCGTGCGCGTAGTTGAACGCGCGCACGGGCTGGTCTAGTGTCGTCCACGCCATCTCAGCGTGGCCGCTTGTAAATTCCCGAACGATCTTATCCCAAAGCAACCAGCCCCGCATTGGTGGCAGATCGAAATAGTTGCCGCCCCAAATTATCGCTTCGGAACCAGCGGCAAGCACCTGTGCTATATTTTCTGGAACAGATTGATCCCAGTCGTGCCCACCCTCCTTGTGGAGTTTCCCCCATTGACCAACTCCAGCAGTTGTCGAAAGCTTATCGCCCAACCCATACGGCGGATCAGTCACCACCGCGTCAACCTTGGGTAAGGTCGGCAGAACGTCCCGGCAGTCGCCAAGATAGAGCGTGGCGCGGCCAATAACTACCGGCTGCGTCACCGTCCCATCCTTTCTGCATAATCGCGCTCGAACCATTCCAGCGCGTCTTTGATCTTGCCAACCGTGACGGCGCTAGGGCTGGTTTCCCCATTCTGCCAGCGGTGCAATGTGCTGTTGGCAACGCCAGCGCGCTGCATCAGGCGGTTGATGGACACACGAGCCGCAATGGCCCGCTCGCGGATGACGTATGGCGTCAGGTCTGGTGTGTTTTCCATGCTGGCAAACTAGTCCATGCTATTTCTTGCGTCAACCTGCAAAATAATGGTTGACGCAAAAAGCTAGGGCTATATGTTGGGGGCAACGAATGGAGATAGCGATATGACCACCCGCACCGAAGCCGCCTGCCTTGACGCAGCACTTAAGGAACCGCCGTTTAAGGCTGGATACCTGGATGGCATCATTCGCACTGCGCTGATCCAGCTTGAATACAGCCCCAACATGGCGCGTATCACGCTGGAACGCGCGCTTAAGGAGATCGAAGCCAATGCGTAAGATCGCCTACACCCTCGCTGCTCTGGCGCTGCTTGCCGCTTTTCACATCGGCATGACGAAAGACGCCGCAACGCTTTGCAGTAATGATGCTAACATGATGGAGTGCCCGTAATGCCCTTTGAACGACACAACGCCCGGTATTATGCCCAGCGCCCTAGCTGGAATCGCGGGGCGACGATCAACGGCAGGCCTGCATGGCAGGTTGCGGAGGAGCGGCGGAAAGCTGCCGAGGCGCGCAATGCCCCCGGCGCTTAGGCACTGGCTCTGGATCAACTTTGGCTGGGACATTTACGACTGGAACCCTGATGACATACGATTTTAAACCTGAGCCAGAGTTCGCGGCCGAACTGGGCAAGCGGATCATCGAAGACGCCGACAAGCTGCGCGTGTTTATGCCCGACATGAGCGCCCGTATTAAGTTTGCTTGGGCAG